ATCATCGAAGATTGGTCTTGGAGCTTCGAGGCTGCGTTTCAGGAACCGACTAACGGATGGTTCGAACAACCATCTCCGGCAAACATAGTCATAGACTTGATGGAAGATATGGCGATGCGCCCGCTGATTAAGTCGGTGCACGTTGAGCGCGAACTGATAAAAATCCGGCGATCCATGATAGTTGGTGCGGATGTTTTTACAGAACACGCTCGACGCGGGCGAAAAGTTTCCCTTCTGTGACCTATTGAATCTCAATAGTTCCGCTGACCAGCACAAACCGACCGCTGCCGATAATTGTGGTCCCGTCATACTTGGTTATAGCTAGGGTGCTGCTGCCGCCGCCGACCACAGCGTTACAGGCAAATTGGGTGGCGGCCTCGCCACCAGAAAAAACGCCGCCCGTCGTTGCCGGGGTGGTCCCTGGCAGCGTAATAAAGATTTTACCCGCCGCTGTGCCTGCGGTTGTGATCGTTATCAACACCGTATAAATTAGCTTTTTGCCCTCGATCAGATAGTGCGCCGTCGTCGATACGCTGGTGAATGAGCCGGTCTCTGAAGTTGCTGTTGGGCTCGCCGTCGTCCACGCCCCGCCTGCATTACCCGTACCACCATTAGCGACAGGAAGAATGCCGCTTACGCCTGTCGTAAGCGGTAGCCCCGTGGCGTTTGTAAGGACGCCCGACGATGGCGTTCCCAAGACACCGCCATTAACAACCGGAGATCCCGCGCTTCCGACATTGACGCCAAGCGCGGTTGCAACGCCCGTTCCGAGACTCGAAATCCCGGTGCCACCGTTGGCAACAGGAACGATCCCGCTTAAGGTTAGATTTCCCGTCGCCGCATTTACGGTAAAGGGCGCAGATGCCGTTACAACAAAGGTTCCGGTATTTGTCGGTAGCGTCCATCGCGCCGATCCCAAAACGGTTGGGGCAACAAACGTTCCCGTCCCGCTTGTGAACCCGTTAATGAATATCGGATTGGTAGTTGTGCCTAGCGTGATAGTGTTACCGGCAATATTCGCATTGCCGTCCACCACGAAATGAGAGCCGGGCCCCTTGAGAAGATAGGCGGGACCGCCAGCAGTCAGGTCAGACATATCAATAGCAACACCACCGTTAGAAACCGTGCTGCCGTTGAACGCTATTCCCTGTTTCCAGCCTCCGGAAGTACCATTGTTGTAAAACGCAATGCCGGCGTCTATGACCGACCCCTGCACCGCATCAGGCGAAACTTGAACGATCGTCAGGCCGAACTTATTGTCCGTGCTCGACCCTGCTATGGCCTCGATATCAATTTCATGGCCGCTTAGTCCGCCTGCGCCAGTCCCGCTTAGAAAGGCCACCGAATTGCTTGCGATGAAGTTGCCGCCGCTGTTTCCTACCTGACCGTAAACTTGCAGGGTCGCGCCGACGATATCGAGTTCCGTCAATCCCGGTGCGGTCGGTGCCGTTAGCCACTGCTCCGCGTGAAAAGCAGAACGCTGGCCGCTGACGGTTGAGCCTCCGGTTTTTTGAATGATGCCGAGCGCGGTTCGCTCGTTTCCATCACCGTTGTTGACAGTATCAGATGAAACATTGATGTAATTCGAAGCGTTTATCGGCGTAAAAGCAAACGGTGTTCCACCCGCAATCGTACCGGCCTGCGTTTGTGTAACCCCAATTCCCTGCGCTATGCTGTTAGCTGCTGGCAAGACGCTTAATGAGGTTTCGATTGAAACATTAGAGACAGTTGCGCCAGCTCCGCGGCTAACGGTCATCCATGCATTAGCAGATGCAAAAGCGTCATCGTCAGCACGGAATTGAAGCGTTGTCCCGAAAACAGAGGCGTCCCAATTCTTTTGGTTTGTAGGTTGCCCCGTCGCACTCCAGACAAATTGCGGGGCATCCGCGCCAGCAAATATAGTAGGAGCGGCGATTGAGGCTGTAGAAGTAAAACCAGCCGCAAAGGTCTGTAAAGCAGTCCATGTTTGCGCAACACTTAGCGAGGCAAAATCATAAGTTACCCCAGGAAGAACAACGGGGTTTGCTGTGTTTTGCCCAGGGGGTAATTCGGTAATCGGCGGCTGGGATATGATAGCGCCGGTCATAGTTTAATCATCCAGTTCACAAACAGGCTCGGTTGCATGATCTGGAAGGCCGCGCTTGTACCGCCTTGCGGAGATCCGGTGAAGGTCGAGGCTGCTTGCGTTGACGTGATGATAATAGAAGTTGCGCCTACGATTGATGATGTGGTGGTACCGGCCATCGTGGTGCTTGCTGTACCGCCAGCTTGTGGCGTTGTACTAGTGATGGCACCATTCGTAATCGTGCCGGCTGGAGTATAAGGAGGTAAGTTTGCGGTGCTGAGAGCTGCGGTTTCTGCGCCTACGGATCGACCCAATATTCTCTGTGTCAATCCTGTCGTGCCGCCGTTGGCTGAGTTGCCAATCACGCGCCCAACGGATAGCGGGAGAGTAAGCACCTTAAGACCGGCCCAATCCGCAGCCGCAGATGCACCGAGGCCACCGGATACTGGCGCGAGCGTATTTCCGGAGGGAGCAGAAATGTTATTCCAGATCAAGGTAAAAAGAGCGAGCATTTGAGGGCCGCCCGAAACCGCACCTGACCCGGCGTTACCTATCGTCTGGTCAAACATCATGATCCAGCCGGAATCCGGTACCGTTTTCAGGGTTGGCTTCATGTCCCCGGTGGAGAAAAATGCCGCCGTTATCGTATCGGCATAATTCTTAGTAGCGGCATCGCTGGAAACGATCGGCTCAGCAAGTCCCGTAATTCTTTGGCCGCCCATCGGGAGCGGGGCGGTCATGGAAGATCTACCCCCGCGATCCAGCGAGTTGGTGATTTCCGTGCCAATGTCGGTTATTAGAGTATTGAACGCGGTCGAGGAGATAGTTTGCCCCGAGACCGCAGCCGTATTTGCTGGCTGGAGATAGGTGCCGTTTGCTTGGCGTGACAGTGTGGCCTCCTGATAGAAAAAGGCCCCCGAAGGAGCCATTGTTTGTACGAACTTGTTGGTTGATTAGAACGCGGCCATCATCAGCGCGCGGGCCAAAGCGGCGCGCTTTTCAGGGCTGACAATATAAGTTTCCGGATTTGCCAAACGCTCCTCATACATAGGAGAGCGCGTGCGCATCAGATCCGAGACCGAACTCAAGTCTCGCTTTGCGAGACCGTTGGCGAGAGCCCGCGAACCAAGGCCAACCGCTGTAGGAGTTGCGGCCCCAATGAAGCCGCCAGGAAGGCCGCCGACCGACGCGCCGATTGTGCCGCCGATACCGGCGAGAACTGTACTGCCAGCGCCGCCGCCTCCAGCCAGACGATTGCCGACCTCGCGCGCTGTGTTACGCACTGCGCCACCATCCCTAGCCCTTTCAAGCGCAGCAATCTCGGCGTCGTTTAGTCCAGAGATTTCCTTTGGCTTTTCGAGCATAGATTCGGCACGCTGCCGGATTGTATTGTCAAGGTTTCTGCCGGAATTAGCGGCTTGTGCCCTGCCCTCGGCACGCTCAAGGATGCCTGTGACGGCCTTATCAAGCTCGCCCGTAATGTCGTTGGAGCGCTGAGCTGCGGCGTAGTTGCCACGACCGCGTTCGAACAAACTTGCAACGCGCTCTGCTTCGCGTTTCCCGTCGAGGGCGGCAGCGAGGAGCTGGGCTCGGGTCGCTGGCTCCGCGGCGGCAATGGGTCGAGCCACAACGTCCTTCGGATTAAGCTGGCGAAGGAACGTGTCAAACTCTTTAATAGCGCGACTGGCCGCCAGTTGATCCTTGGCGAAGTTTGGGTTGAAGTTCTGAGCTGTGTCCTGAAGCGAGCCACGGAGGGCTTGGAGATCTGCCGGGGTGAAGACGGCGCCGGGAGGCGGGTTTTCAAGTTCTCTAAGCTTGGCAAATGTCTTTTCGGCATCGACGGGGTGAACACCGATTTTTTGCTGAACCAACTTGCTGAAATTGGAAACCGCTTCCGGAGAAATCGCCAAATCTGATTTTGTGGCGGCACTTATATCAGCCCCGCCAGCATTAGCCAATTCACGAGTTGTCGGGATTGCTGCCGGCTTCTCAGCGATTGCCTTTGCTACGCCAGGAATGGCAGCATCGCCAGCCCGAACGGCTGGGTTGACAGGGCTCAAAGCTGAGGCCGCCTCGAAGGATCGCTTTACCAATTGCTGGTCGGCTGCATCCTGATTGGTAATATCGCCTTCCGTTACCCACCCAGGCTTTTCTGGGGGTGGGTTGAACTTTCCAGCCATAGCGTCGCCTGGAAGAGTAGCAGCACCATACAGGTTGCTCGCAACGCCCCTGACGGCCCGTTCAGGCCATGTCTGGTATCTTTCGCCCGTTACCCCAAACAGCTTGTCCACGACGCCACGCTCGGATTTGGCCGGCTCAAATGCCTTCGAAGGGTCAAACGGCGGCTTGTCGACTGCTTCGAAAGGCTGTGCAGGATCAAACGGCGGCTTATCCATTACTTATAGCTTCCATCTGGCTGAAGCGTATAGGTATGCCCGTTCTGAATGACAGTCGCAGGCTTGCTCTGATTGGGCGGCTGGTATTGTCCGGGTTCTTCAATGCTAAGCATGGGCGCAACCTGTTCAAGATCAGGCTGAGATTTCCTCATTTGCTCGCCAAGCTTATTGTACCGCTGAATTTTGGCCCGTGCTGCCCGTTCAGTGATTTCGAGAACGCGCCGGATTGAGGTCTCGTCTAGCGTGATGTCGCCGCCCGCCGCCTTTTCCGCAAATTCGCGATCGGCGTTGGAGATGCCGCTTCCCGCACCGAGACCCTTAACAGTCGAAAGAACGATTGGCTTGATTTGGGTGCGGAATGTTTCCGTATTTGTGATTGCCTCGGGATTTGACACGCCCAGAAGAGAGCCAACCTTTTGAAGTTGCAAGCGCTCATTCGCGCCAGCTCCGGCCACGATGCCCCCAGATTTGTCCAGTTCAGAACGAGCACTCTGCACATAGCGGATAGTGTCAGCAGCATTACTGGCATCGCCACGCGCCCCGGAGAACTGTTCGCTCAAATCCTTCAGAGCCGGGTTTACGGCATTGTTAATGACAGTGTTACCGCCGCCGATGGCCTTTGGTCCGTCTGGAGTCATGGCCGCCGGAGCATTCGCGGGAAGCCCGTATGCGGCCCTTTCTTCGGGCGTCATCGGCCGAGCCGCTGGAGACGTGTCCGGCAGTTTGCCATTGAGCAAATAAGACTTGCCCTGAGGACTCGCAGGGTCAATCCCGTAGTGCCTCAACGCCTTCTCGCGCTCCGCCGCCCTTTCTTCCTCGGTCATATTCGCCCGCTCGGCCGCCTGCGCCGCACGAGCTGCCGCCTGCTGCTGAAGCCCGAACGATGCCTTCCAGTGCTGATCTTCAACTGCCTGCCGCGCCTGCTGAGCCTGCATGTCGGCAACGTGCGTCACGGCTTGGGTCTGTCCCGGCGTCGCCCACGGGTTGCTCGCAAGCCCGATCATGGTCTGCGGATCGATCTTGCCGCCGTTCTGAAGGGCTGCCGCAAGCTGCTGGCGCACTGTATCGCGGCCATGCTGCTCCTCGTTCGCCGCGGCGCCACGCTGATAGCCGCCAAGAGCTCCGGCCAGACCGCGATTAAGCGCCGTGATCCAGCCGCCACCCTTGCCGCCTGCAGCCGGCGTCGAGTCCATACCTTGCTTCATCAAGGCATCAGCAAGAGCCTGCTTGCGCTGAACGTCCTGCGGAGAACCGGAGGTATCGATGCTGAAATCCATCATGTCAGTTCAGCGGCCCGTAATAGTTGCTGCCCATATTCGAATTGTTGAAGGCCTTTCCGGAGGCAAGACCACCACCGCCGCCGAACAGACCGCCCATGGCTCCAGCCCCCAGCAGACTGGCCCCGCCCGTGAACGGAGCGGCAGCAATCCCGAGCCCGGTGCCGATCAGGCCGGCCATCTGCCCGTTCTGCGCGTTCGCGTTCTGGCTTTCCTGCTGATAGTTTTGCTCGATCAGGCCGGAGATGTTCGTACCCGGAATATTCGTGGTTGGCGTATTCATCGGCGTGAAGTTGGTCGGCTGTGACGCTCCGGTCAGCCCGAGATATGCCCCTATCGGGGCTTGCCACTGCTGCAATGCGGCGTTTGCCGCGGTCTGATAGTCGGCGAGGTTCGCCGAATTGTAAGCGTCGTTCTTGCCCTGATTGAAGACGCGCATGGCGTTGTCATAAGCAGGCGTACCAGGCGTAATGCCCTGCGCCGCCAGCTTCGACTCCTGCAAGTCGGTGTTCTGCGCCCACTGCGGATCAAGCCGAGCATGGTTCAGCTTATCTAGCGCAGCCGCAGTGCCGTTATAAGAGAGGTCTGGCCCCTGCCCAGAAAAAACGCCTTGACCACCAGTGACGAACTTGTTTGCAACGCCAAGGGCCGCAGACTTGTTCGCATTGCTTTGATCGAGCAACGCCTGTTGCGTAGGATTAAGCGCCGTCGTCGCGGAATATTTCGGCGTTCCGTCCGGGTTAGTGCCGGTCTGCGTGTAGGTCAGCGAACCATAAGGGTTCGTCTGGTTGATCATATTCGCTTCTTGGTTGGCTTTCGCCGTCGCAAGATTTGATTGGGTCTGCGCCTGTGCCGTCTGATACGGGTCAGGAGGGGTTGGTGCGTCGTGCATAGATCTTTTGCTCCGACCTCAACAGGCCAAAAACGATTGCATCTGTTTCTTCAAACCACTCGCGCATAACGCCCTCTCGTTTGAACCCGAGGGCTTCGAGCATTTTGATGGCCCGCGCATTATCGCATTTCGTCCGCATAGTGATCCGCCGAACACGCTCAAAGCAGTAGCGGATGATTTCGCGGAAATCCTTCACGGCCCAAGGACCGCTTATGGCAACCGTCAACTCGATGTTTCGACCTGGCCTGTAATCGTTTAAAACGACGGCCCCGATACTTTCGCCGTCGCGTTCAACCAAGAGACCAATGAACGGATGCGCGATGTGGACCTTGAGCCTATCCAAGATGTACTGGCGCGCGGCCTCGTCATCCTGCCTAACCAAGTGCGTTTCCAGTTTCATAAAGCAGTTCGATCGCCGTCAACCGAACGTCAGGCGTGATCGAAGTCGATAGAGTCAACTGGATGACCGGCGAAACCGTTGCCCCAAAACCCTCTGCATCCTTCCATAAGGACAGATCAGTCAGCGATGCCGGCCATATTGCCGCATCCCATACCGCAGTATCCCATAGTGCCCCTGTGGCAGCGGCCGAGCTGGCGGTGGGCGATGCGGGTTTGATCGTATCAAAATCAACCTTTACCGTGATCTGAGGCGTGACGGTATAGGCTGATTGAAGCCGTGGCCTTACCATCTTCACATGCTTGATGTTCGCCGGGCTGCCCAGATCGCTGTATGATGGAAACACCGTCCATGTGTAGTTCTTGCCGTCGTCCTGTCCGCCAGTTTCGGCCTGCATCACGCGGCCGTCAGAGGAGCCGTAATAAAGGTTGTTATTATAGACCGCGAAACAGTTCGCGTCCCATCCGAGATACCGAGCCCATGCGCCTGTGCGCACGTTCGCCACGAATTGCGTGACATCGCCCGTGCTTACCTTGGGCAAATTGATGATGCCCATGCTTTGGAGAGGCCAAGTCGTGATCTGCCAGCCAGTGAGGCCCTGACGAGCCACCACAGCATCACGCCATGCCGGAGCAATCGGTTTCGTCACAGCCACGTTCTGAAGCGCGATCTGATCCAGCGTCATCACGGAGGACATCGGCACAATGCCATCCTCTGTCATGATGGCAAGATCGCCGCCGGCCTTCATGATGCAGCGGCGCCCCAAGGGCTTGGAAATCTTATAAAGGCCCTTCAGCGTCCAAGCGGTGTCTGTCGGGTTCAATCCGTCGTAGATCGCCACCTCGCCTTCCGAGGTGATAACCGTAAAGACCTCATAGAGGCCGGAGTTTGACGAGATCGACCATGACGTTCCGCAAAGCAGATAACCGCCATATCTGAAGATACCCGACATATCGACCGATGTTGCAGCCCCACCGATCGCGTTGACCCCGAGATACCAATAGGTGAGGCTCGCGGACTGTACGCCGTAAATCCTGTTCTTGAACGGCCAGACAAAGGCAAGATTACCCCCGGTGAGGCCCGTAATGGCCGGCGTCGTAATCCATGACGTTCCGTTGTAAAGCTGCGCCGCATCAACGCCGTTCACCACTATCAACCATGTGGCGCCGGAATTTGTGAACTGGATATACTCAAGATAGGCAGACGAATTCAGACCAGAAACGGCAGCCGCCCCAACCGCGCCCGCTCCAGTTACATCGTAAATCCCCCCATTGCAGCCGGCAAAGAACTTGCTTGTCGTGCCGTTGATATAAGGGATCAGGGTATTAACGGCGGCGTTCGGCATCCCCGTCGCATAAGCAGCCGACCCGCCGCGCATACGCACATAATCAAGTTGGGGGAATGCGTTGTCGAGAATGTAGGCCGTGCCCTTGGGTGCATCGGCTAGGTTCGCTCCGACATACCAGCCCTTGGTCGGGCTCGGGATGAACGCCGCCCTCGACGTTGGAAGACGGTTGGCCTGTCCGTTCGTGCTTTTCTGGCGAAGGGCCTGCCTCACGGCGAAATTACCGATATCACGCCCGGCCATTGGTCGGAGCCGATGTTCCATGTATTTGTCATGCGAACGATCTTACCACCCGCCTCGTGCCCGGCCTTCTTCTCGCGTTCGAGCTGGTAGCTGCGGAAGTCCTCTGCGTAGTCCAGACCCTTGGACTGCTTCCAGCGCCAGATCAGGCCAAGGCGCAGGATGATCTCCGGGAACAGCGTATAGTCACTGTCGCTGGTCCAGCGCGGCTTGCGTGTCATTCCGTCACCCGACACAATCGGGTTTGTCGATCGGTATTCGCCGTTAACGGTTTCTCCGTTCGCAAGCGCCGGCCAAATCTCCAATACGCCGCCGATCAGCCGCCAAACAGGCCGAACCGGCATGACCGGAAGCGCTTTAAGCGCAAGCAGGTCTTGGCTTGAGATCGGCCCTTGGAGCGGGATGGAGGGGTATTTCCTAGACCAAAGCGCCTGCCCCTGAAGGATGCGCTCGAAATCGGACGGCAGCGCGAACAATGTCGTCGCGCCGTCGCCCACCAGTGTCATGGCGATGTTCAGATTGCGCCAGTTGAAATCCGAGCCGGTGGTTTCAGCCTCGATTTGCGCAAATGCCAGAAACTTTGTGACGGTCGGATCTGAATTTGAAACAACGCTGTTCGGCTGGGGTTGCCCGCACAGCGCCATTGCATCCTGAACGACCGTCAAAATCGACATTAAAGCGCCTCAGTCAGTTCGCTAACGGCGTTCTCAGTCTTGCGCGGCCGGCCCGGCCCACGCTTCTCGCTATCGACCTTCGCCGACAACTCCGCGAATTGCTTTTCCATGTCGGCAATGCGCTGCTTCAGCGCCTCGTTTTCCGCGGCATATTTCTGGGCCTCAGCGCCGCCTGATGCGCTGGCAAGCATGGCCTGCGCCTTGCGGGACCATTCCAGAGCGCCCATGCCGAACGCCTGCTTGGCCGTATCGGAGAGGTTGGCGAGCTGTTCGACCGTGTGAACGTTCACCGCTGCAAATTCCTTCGCCATGGCGCGAGACATCGCCGGCCACTGCTTCAGCGGCGTTCCAACCGCCTGCTCCTCTTCCTTCAAGCCGTTCTTGAAACGGGCGTATTCGAGCGCAAACCGCTCCTTGTCGGCCTGCGTTGCAACGCGCTCAGCGCTGTAATTCTTATCCCCAGGAATGAGGATCTTGACGAATTCGGTATCCTTGTAGATCGGCCGACCGGCTTCCTCGGAAAGGAAGTCCTGCTTGACGGCTTCGATATAAAACTCAACGTGCAGTCCGTGACCTTCGGCCATGTTGTCCTCGGTTGATGGAGGGGAAAGGAAAAGGACGGCCCGAAGGCCGCCCAGGATGTAGAGAGCGCTCTAAGCGTCTTAAGCTAAACCGCCCGGATCACGCGCACCGAACGGTTGCCGGTTCGCCCCGGCATCTCTCTCAGCTCTTAGTTCGTCTTATCGACGTATGGCCACATCAACCGAGCCTGCGCCACCAGCGAGTTGGTGATGGTGATGGCAGAGCCGGTCGCGGTCGCGTTGGCCGAAAGCGTGACGCTCGCGACCTTGGTGCCGCTCCACTGGATCGATGAGATCGTGGTCGAACCGGGAATGCCCGTTCCCGCCACGGTCGAACCAATCCACGACGGTCCGCTGTCGATCGTCAGACCGGAAACGCTGGTCAAGATCGGGGAGCCGTTCGTGGTGTTGGCGGTGAACGTGCCGCCCACGGCCTTGGTGATGTACAAGCCCACGATGAGCTTGGACGACACAGTGGCCGAGTTTGGGAAGTTCGCGGCGCCGCCGGTTGCCGTGGTTTCCGCCAAATTGCCGACAGTTGCCATGGTGGTGTAGGCGACAGGCACCTGACCGGAGCGAGCCAGCCAGAGGTAATAGACCGAGCCGGTTACAGTCGTCACCGACTGGCCGCCGTAGCCCATGCCGACGCAGCACGCCATGACCTTCGAGCCGCGCGGGCTGTTGGACGTGGTGAGCAGGGTCGCCGTGTAGTCGTCATCCACCGTAAAGAGCAGGCCCGGCGAAAGGACCTGGTTCGAAACGGAGGTGTATTTGCAGTAGACGAACTCGGATTCAGCGTCACCATAGGCGACGTGACCGAGCCGGAACTGCGGGACGATGACACCAGAGCCGGCAACCGCGGGACCTTCCGCGGTGAACGGATTGATGCCGTCATTGACGGTTAGAAACGTTGCGACAGTCATTGATCCATTCTCCTTACGTGAGGACGCCCTGGAGGAACATGTTGGAGGTGGTCATGTTGCCCATCCATCCAATCAGTTTCACCAAAGCATCCTGGTTCGGGTTGACGCGCTCACCGCCGATTTCAACGAAATTGCGCTG